AAAAGATCATCTTGACCTGTCATTCTTTGATAATCTGCTGGTAAACTTAATCTTACTCGCCAATCTTGTTCTCCAGATTTAGTAATCAATTTGGCTTCAGTCATTTTTTTAGCCAATAAGTTATCTGGTATTCCATCCATTAATTTTGAAATTATAGAATTGGTTGTTCTTTTAAATTTACCCACAGCACTAGATAAACCGTCTTTAACATTGGACGCAAGTAGGTTAGCTGTTTTTTTTAGGTTAGCTCCTTTGTTGAATCCTTTAGCATAAGACTCTGCATTTTGTTTAACCTTATTTGTTATGTTATCACTACTGAATGCCATAATACTCCTATGCAAATATTTAGTTGACAAAATTAAGTGCTCTGTTTATAATGTAGACTAATTACAAAGTATTCTATGAAAAAAGTAAATTACCTAAATAATAAAGACTTATTGTTAGAAATACACAGATCCAAGGTCAGTTATTGCAGTTTTCCTGACGAAACCGACTCCCAATACGATTTAATAGTACCATTTATAGAGAAAATTAACGTAAGAACCATAGCCCAAGCTAAACGTAATCAAGCTAAAAGAATATCCCAACGAGACTATGAAAAGCAAAAGAAACTTAATCCAAAAATAAGATATAGTGATTGTGAAATAAGATATCAAAAAATTCCTAAAAATGATTTAGTATTCAGAGTAATGACATACAATCATATTCCAGATGAGCCTGGACGTAGAAGAAATCCTAGAACCATTGCAGATACAAAAATTAAAGTAAATTTTCCACCATTTCAACATTGGAAATATAACGAAGCTGGTAATTTGGTATGTGTAGGAAAAAGTCATTGGGAAGGTGGATTACATAATGGTAAATTTAATAAAGACATCGGTCAAGTTACTACAAGATTAGCACAAATGTGGATGAAACTTTGTGAACGTTATTCTACTAGAGGTAATGTAAGAGGATATACTTACAACGATGAAATGCAAGGTCAAGCTATATTACAATTAGCACAAATTGGTTTACAATTTGATGAATCAAAATCTAATAACCCTTTTGCATACTATACAGCGGCAGTTACAAATTCATTTGTTCGAATTATTAATATCGAAAAAAGAAATCAAAATATTAGAGATGATATATTAGAAATGAATGATATGATGCCTAGTAGCACCAGACAAGCTCAGGCTTCCAATACAGCACCCGGAACACCACCTCCACCAACTCCTACAAAGAAACCGGTTAAGAAAAAAAGCCGTTAAGGTTGACATAAAAATAAATTTAGTTTAAACTAAAGAGCAAACTAAAATACAGGAGATATGACTTGTTTAAAAAATTAGCAGTATTCACGGACATTCATTTTGGACTAAAATCAAATTCAAAAATTCATAATAACGATTGCGAAGAATTTATAGATTGGTATATAGAACAAGCCAAAGAACGAGGTTGTGAAACAGGAATGTTTTGCGGTGATTGGCATCATAATAGAAATTCATTAAATTTAACAACTATGGACGCTTCTTTAAGAAGTTTAGAAAAATTAGGTAAGGCTTTTAAAAATTTTTATTTTTTTCCGGGTAATCACGATTTATACTTTAAAGATAAACGAGATATTCATTCTGTAGAATTTGGAAAATTTATTCCAGGTATTACTATTGTTAATGAAGTCACTACTATAGGAGAGGTAACTATGGTTCCATGGATGATTGGTGATGAATGGAAAAAAGTAACCAAAATAAAAGCCAAATATATGTTTGGACATTTTGAATTACCACATTTCTTAATGAACGCTATGATAGAAATGCCAGATACTGGAGAATTAATGCCTGCTAATTTTAAAAATCAAGAGTATGTATTTTCTGGACACTTTCATAAAAGACAAACAGCTAAAAATATAACTTATATTGGTAATGCTATGCCACACAATTACGCAGATGTTGATGACAATGAAAGAGGAATGATGTTTTTAGAATGGGGCAAAGAACCTGAATATATTAATTGGTGGAACTGTCCAAAATATAAAAATGTTAAATTAAGTGAATTACTAGATAAAACAAAAGAAATAATGAAACCAAAAATGCATTTAAGAGTAACTTTGGATGTAGATATTAGTTATGAAGAAGCAAGTTTTATTAAAGAAAATTTCATGAAGGAGTATAATTGTAGAGAAATTGTATTAATACCTAGTAAGAAAGATGAAGAAATTCATACAGATTTGGATGTTACAAAATTTGAATCTGTGGATCAAATTGTTTCAAAAGAAATAGAAGCAATTGATTCTGACAACTACGATAAAAAAGTATTGTTGTCAATTTATAGAGACTTGTAATGATTAAAATTAATAACCTGACAGTAAAAAATTTCATGAGCGTGGGACAACAAACCCAAGCAATAAATTTCCAACAACAATTACTAACATTAGTATTAGGAGAAAATCTTGATATGGGTGGAGATGATGCTGGAAGTAGAAATGGTACAGGTAAAACAACCATTATAAATGCTTTAAGTTATGCATTATTTGGTGAAGCATTAACCAAAATTAAAAGAGATAATTTAGTTAACAAAACCAATAATAAAAATATGATGGTTACAATAACTTTTGAAAAAGCATCAACAAAATATAGAATAGAACGTGGACGAAAACCAAACATATTGAAGTATTATGTAAATGATCAAGAACAAGAAATGTCCGAAGATGCCCAAGGAGACAGCAGAAAAACACAAGAAGATATAAGCCGTATGCTGGGTATAAGTTCAAGGATGTTTAAACATATTGTTGCTTTAAACACATATACACAACCTTTTTTAAGTTTACATCATACAGAACAACAGGATATAATTGAACAATTATTGGGTATAACATTATTATCTGAAAAGGCGGCAATACTTAAAGAAAAAATTAAAGGAATGAAAGAAGAAATTGCATTAGAAACTGCAAGATTAGAACAAATTAAAATTAGCAATGATAGAATTGAAGAAACAATAGTATCACTTACAAATAAATCAAAAGCATGGGAAACACAAAAACAAGTAGATTTAAAAGATATGCAAGACACTATTAAAAAATTAGAATCTGTAGATATTGAAAAAGAATTAAAATTACATAAAGAATTAGAATCTTGGAATAAACTTAATGACAAAATAATGCAATTACAAACAGATGTAGAAAATTATGAATCTACAATTGAACAATCCGACAAAGTTGCAAAGAAAATAGATATAGATTTAGAAGGTTTACATAAAAAAGCTATATGTTATGCTTGTGGTCAAGATTTACCAATAGAAAAAATAAGAGGTATGCAAAGAACATTAGAAGAAGAATATGGCGAAGCAAATAGTTATGTTATAGATTTAAGTATAAAATTAAGTAAAGTTGAAAATGAAATAGGAAAATTAGGAAAACTTGGAACCAAACCTGAAACATTTTATGATACAGTTACAGATGCATATGAACATAAAAACCATTTAGATAATTTAAAATCAAATCTTAAAACAAAATATTTAGATGAAAATCCTTACACTGACCAAGTTAATGAACTTAAAAATCAAGCAGTACAAGAAATTAAATGGGATAATGTTAATACAATGCAAACACTAAAAGAACACCAAGAGTTTTTAATGAAGTTATTAACTAACAAAGACAGTTTTATTAGAAAGAAAATTATAGATCAAAATCTAGGATTCCTTAATAGTAGATTAATGAAATATTTGGATCAATTAGGTTTACCTCATATTGTTACATTTAAAAACGATTTAACTGTAGAAATAACACAATTAGGACAAGATTTAGACTTTGATAATTTAAGTAGAGGTGAAAGAAACAGATTAATATTAGGATTAAGTTTTGCATTTAGAGATGTTTGGGAAAATTTATATCAACAAATTAATTTATTGTTTATAGATGAATTAATAGATAGTGGTATGGATGTAGCAGGAGTAGAAAGTTCTTTAGCAATTCTTAAAAAGATGAGTAGAGAAAGAAGTAAAAACATATTCCTTATAAGTCACAAAGATGAATTAATAGGACGTGTGAATAATGTACTTAAAGTAATAAAAGAAAATGGATTTACGTCATACGCTAACGATATGGAGGTTTATGAGCCAACTGGAAGATGATACGCACGACAAACTAACTAAAGCATACTTAGATTACTTTAAAGCTAATGAGTTGTTTGCTAAAAAGAAAAGTAAAATTCCAAAAATAGATGCCAGAAGAGCACTTGGAAAGATACGTATATTAGCAAGGAAACGAAGAAAAGAACTTCATGATGAATATATAAAAGCAAAAAAAGATAGGAAGTTATTAAAAACAATTAACAATGGCAAGCAAGAGTAAAAATAAAGGAAAAGGATTTGAAAGAGAAATGGCAAATTTCTTGTCTGATTTATATCAGCTGTCTTTCATCCGGGTACCGGCAAGTGGTGCGTTCGTTGGCGGAGCCAACGCGGTCCGTAAGGACACTTTGTCCGAAGGACAAATCCGCGGAGCGAAAAGCGACATAATACCTCCTGACACGTGGAATCATTTCAATATGGAATGTAAAAACTATTCTGAATTTCCTTTTCATCAGCTTATATGGAATAAACCTGTTCTTAAACTAGATGAATGGTTAGAACAAACATTAGATTCAGCACAAGATAAAGATTTCAACATCCTAGCAATGAAATTCAACCGTAAAGGTAGGTATGTGTGCTTCGAAACCAAATTGACGGCACCAGAACGTCAGGTTAGGTTAACTATGGGTAGTCATGTTCTTTATACTCATAATAAATCTAATACACACTGGGTTTTTACAGAATTTGATTCCTTTTGGCAACTTAATAAATCACAGGTTGCACAATTATCAACTCAAGGCATATAACCAAAATAACAATATAGCAACTCCGTTTAATCGAGGGAGCTCGATTCATCTTGAAGCCGTCAATTTGTGCGGTTAGATACTGATGTGTTGCACATTACATAAAGAAGGTGCTCTGTGAAAAAGATACAACACCAAGATTATTAGTTTGATTTGTGTAGAATTAATAATCTCCCGTAACTATAGAAGTTCTGAGTAGGGGGTTGTCGGGTTACCGCCTCCGTAAAAAATCTCTTTGCACAAAATGGCAGGCTCATCTCGCATGATGACTGTGCTTCTCCCGTTTTGGGAGAAGTATGGTTGAACTATCTGCATGATGCAAGTTACTTCGTAACAAATTAATAGGATAAACAGTGGGTCGAAGACCAACTTGAATGAACGAAGTTCATTCACTATACATTAGGATCAAATACTTTTGTTTCTTCCCACAGTGCTCGATCTGGATCACAACTCTGAGTGTGGTTTAAAAGTGTTGTAGGCCAACTTCTTATTTCAAATTCTTTTAATACTGTATTGCTGTATACGTGCAATATGTCTGGACTCATCTTTAATATTTTTTTAATGTTAGTTTTGTGCGGTTCGCTTTTGTATGTTTGGATTGTTGTAACTTTTTGTATGTGTGAAAAATCTCGTGCCCATTTGTCTCCCCTTAACCATGTAATATCTCCTGTGTTTCGCGACACGATCCGAATTTCTTCGGCGCGGGGGCGCCAGTCTATATGTTTGAATCCCATCTCATGAAGTCTATCGTAAGTTTTAGAACCTACGCATATAATCTTTTGATCGAACAACGACTCAAGGGGATACTTGTAATGCTCGATGGCTTTGATGTGAGTTATTAACAAGGCTTGTTTTTTTGCTTCTTTGTGGTCCACTGTCGTGGACTTTAAGCAAGGCAACCAGGAGTCGTCTTGATGCACCCAGTCGGGCTTGTTAATTTGTGTGTAAATTTCCATTACAGACATATTTAGAACGGTATTCTCACAGAATTAAGTATTCATATAATGTTATAGGTATCAAAATTGTGGATTAAAAGAATGGTAATCCGGATTTTTTGGTTGTATCAAGGTTTTCTTTTATAATTGTTGACATAATTTCACGGTCTTCGTAGGTTGTATTAAATGCTTCATTTAAAGTCACACCTCCCCGCATATACCAAGCTAATCTGAATAAATCAGCTTTAAGTTGTTTACTCTCACTATCTAGGACATCAACTTCCTTAAGAATCTCAGGGAGAGTTTTTGTCAATATCCTTACGCGAAAAAATTTGATTGGTCAAAAGTTATTGGAACGTCAAATTCTTTAGGTGCACCTGCTTCTTGATCCTCCTCAGAGGTTGTAGCTTTAAAAGGTTTAATAGCAAATTCTTCACGTTGTGCTGTTATATGATCTAATACTGTTTGATAAAATCCTTTTTCTGCGTTCTTCATAAATTCATCTATCATTTTAGAATCAGTAACAACTTCACCGTCTACTTTTATACTAACAATGCTTTCCGAAACCAATGAAACTGTTAATGCTGTAAGTTTTATAAAACTTTTGTTAAACATATCCATCTTTTGCTCGTCTGGTATAGTTTTATCATTTACTAAACTAAAGATTTTTTGTTCTTCAAAAGTCTTAAGAGCATTATTAGTAAACTCTTTATAAGTTATTGGTTTAATTGTTACTTCCATATTATTATAGAAGCAAACATCATTATATTTTGCACTAATCAACCTGTCTAATAAAGTTCTTAGATCTACTTCGAAGTCTCTATCACTTCCAGTTCCAGGAACTTTAACACTTAAAGTCATTTTTTCTCCGTATGTTGCTAATCTAATTCCTATTAATACCGCATCTAAATCAATACTAGGCATTAACCAAGGATCTTTAATATTAGGAACACAACTTTTAATAACTTCAACAGTAGCTTGACCACTAATTAGGGCATCAGGCGTTTTAAATGTAAGTTCGTCTTTTGCCGTCATAGGATACACAGGTACTTCACCATTTGAGGGCAAATCCAATGTACCATCTTGGTAAAATTCTCCACCACTGGGTAATTTTAAGTATATTTTAGGTTGTCTAAAATATTTCTCTAATGGATTAGATTTTCCGCTTGTTGTTTTTTTTGGCATATTTTCTCCGTATAAATATTACTAATGTTTAACAATAATAGTAATATACACATATATTTATGAGAGCAATTAACTAGGGTTTTAACGAATGGCTAAAGTAGAAATCAGATTACCGTCAGACTTACCAGAAGGTTGGGGTGGTAAGGCTATAGAAGTAGTAGGTGCGGCTCAAGAAACCACATTAAAAGCACTTGCTCTAAAGATGGGGGTCAATTTTGCTGAGTTTAATAAAAATCTATCAGGTTTAGGGGACGCAGTAGGCGATGCCGGCGAACAAGCCGACACGTTTGGTAATTCACTTCGTAGCCTAGGTCAAGGCATTATGCAGTGGGGCGGAATGCTCACTAATAGTGGAACTAGGTTATCAGATTTTGGAGACGCCATAGAAGCTTCAACAAGAGATTCTAATATAGCCTTTCAAGCTCTTGGAACAACTATTCGACTACTCATGGATGAGCTTACTAAACAAATTGCTATGTTCCATGAATTAAGTGGTGCAGGTTTACAATTTTCTGGAAGTTTAGTAAGATATAGAGAAATGGCAATAACTGCCGGCGTCGGACTTAACGTTTTTAAAGATGCTGTAGCTTCTTCATCAGACATTCTTGCATTGTTTGGTGGAAGTGTTACTGCCGGAGCTAAAAGATTTGCAAATATTAGTGGTATAATTCAAAAAGAATTTGGGCCAGCAATGAATAGACTGGGTATTGCATTTGAAACTCAAATAGAATATCTTGGAGACTATTTAGATATTCAAACAAGAATGGGTAGATCCCAAACTATGACCGACAGACAATTAGCTGACGGTACTACAAATTATATTCTTCAATTAGATCAATTAGCCACAATAACTGGTAAACATAGAAAAATGATTTCCGAACAACTGAAACAAGATGTGTCTAGCAAAAGACTTTCTGGATTATTCCAAGCCTTAGAGGCAGGTGCTAATGATAACTTAAAAGGAGTTATAGGAGCAATTCAAGGAATTGAAGACGCAGATATGCAACAAGGATTAAAAGATTTGATTGCTACAGGCGGAGTACCAATGACTGATTTTGGAAAATCTTTAATGCTATTGAATCCAGCCTTAGGTGCAATGGCTGAACAGGCTAGAAATGGTGAAATAAATGCATCACAATTTGCACAAGAAATACAAAGAACAGCTGAACTGGCCCAAGCACGAGGCAAACAAGATAAATGGTTAGCATCTATCTTAGATGTTCAAGGAAATAGTATTTTATCAGCAACAACTCAAATGGCAAGATATACAGAGTTTGGTACAAAATTTAATGAAACACAACTTGAACAACAAAAAATGGTTGAGTCTAATGATAAAGCAATGGCTGGTTTAAACCAATCATGGCAAAGATTAAAAAATATGTTGATTGATATGTTAATTCCTGCTATAGAAAAAGTGTCAGGTTGGATAGACGACATGGCGACAGGAATAGAAAAATTAACTAGAGGTGAAATGCCAGAATTTAAATCACAACTCAGTGCATTAGGTATAGCATTAGGAGGTATCATTGTTTTATATGGATCAATGAAACTTGCCATGATAGCTTTCAAAGGAACACTAGCCGCCGCGAGAATGATAGGTGGTGGCGGTGGCGTAGGCAGTATGGGTATGGTTGGTGCAATGAGAACTGCCGGAGCGGCACCAGTACGAGTTGCGGCAGGTGGAGCGGCTATCGGAGCTGGTGTCGGTGCAGGGGCCGCCTTAGCTGGTGCAGGAGTAGGAGCTGGTGCTTGGTTGGCTGGTAAAGGTTTAAAATCAGTAGGAACAGGATTACAAACATTTAATGATATTAATGCAGACAATATGAAAAAAGTTGCAAGTTCTATTTGGGATATGACAAACGCTGTTACTGGTATGGCAGTTAAAGGTCAATTTGCCATTTTGGCAAAAGATATGCCAAAATTTGCTAAAGGTTTGAAAAAAGGAATGAAAGAGATTGACACAGGAGCCATTGTAAAGTATGCTAATGCTATAGATGGATTAGGAGACGCATTCGGTAACCTAAAAAATAATATGGGTGGAGCAATATCGGCCTCCGGGAAGTCTACAGGAGATAAGATAGATACGTTAAATAGTACTCTAATGCAAATTTTATTAGAATTAGAACTTAACACAAGGTTTGCAAAAATTACTTCTGGTAAAGATCATACAGGTAATTTACAGGCGAGTATTGAGTAGTTAACATAGGATTAGATAAAAATGAGTTGGAAAAAATATTTTACGCAAGTACCAGTTAGAAATAATCAAACAGGACAGTTAAGTCCTGTCGGTAGTTCTTCAGGTATGCCATCTGGTCCTGCAAAAACTAACTATTCATCTTTTTTACCTGATGTTTATAGTGGTGCACCTAACAGAATTGAGAGATATGGACAATACAATGTAATGGATCTTGACTCTGAAGTTAATGCGGCTTTAGATATTTTAGCAGAATTTTGCTCACAACTAAACAAATCCAATGATGCTCCATTTATATTTCACTTTAAACAAAAAGCAACAAGCACAGAAATTCAAATTATAAAACAATACCTACAACAATGGTGTAAATTAAACAACTTTAACAAAAGAATGTTTAAAATATTAAGAAATGTATTCAAATATGGTGATTCATTTTTTATTAGAGACCCTGAAACTAAAAAATTGTTTCACGTTGACCCAGCAAAAGTTAGTAAAATAATTGTAAATGAAAGTACAGGTAAAGAACCTGAACAATATATTGTTAGAGATATTAATTTTAACTTTAAACATTTAGTTGCAACAACACCTTTTCAAACTACAGGTAATATTACTGGAGGAGGTAGTGGATATTTAACTGGTGGTGTTAGAGGAATGGTTGGAGCAAACTTCCAAGAGTCTTCAGGAACAAGATTTGCCCATGGGCAAAGAGAAATTGCTGTAGATGCCTCACATATTTTACACTTATCATTAAGTGAAGGTTTAGATAATAACTTTCCATTTGGAAATAGCTTACTTGAATCAATATTCAAAGTTTACAAACAAAAAGAATTACTAGAAGATGCAATTATAATTTATAGAGTACAGAGAGCACCGGAAAGACGGGTATTCTATATTGACGTAGGTAATATGCCAAGTCACCTTGCAATGCAATTCGTTGAAAGAGTTAAGACTGAAATTCATCAACGAAGAATTCCATCAGCAACAGGTGGCGGGCAGAACGTCATTGATAGTGCATACAATCCTTTATCAATAAATGAGGATTATTTCTTCCCACAAACAGCAGAAGGAAGAGGATCTAAAGTAGAAACACTACCAGGTGGTACTAATTTAGGTGAAATAGACGATTTAAAATACTTTACAAACAAACTTGTAAGAGGTTTACGTATTCCTAGCTCATATTTGCCAACAGGTCCTGACGATAGTCAAGCACAACACAATGATGGTAGAGTAGGAACAGCATATATTCAAGAATTAAGATTTAACAAGTACTGTGAAAGACTACAAAATTTACTTTCAGATGATTTTAATCAAGAGTTTAAAAAATATCTATTAGAAAAAGGTGTTAATATAGATATAGCTATGTTTGATCTTAAATTTCAAGAACCTATCAATTTTGCAAGTTATAGACAAGCAGAAGTAGACAATAGTAGAATAGCTACATATTCACAGTTAACAAATATTCCTTTTATATCTAAAAGATATGCCTTATCAAGATTTTTAGGTTTAACACCAGAAGAAATGGCTGAAAATGAAAGATTATGGCGTGAAGAAAACGATGCAGACGCACAAATTAAACCTACAGCTTCTTCAGGAGAGTTAAGAACACAAGGAATTAGTACAGCAGGTATAGAACAGGATTTAGCAGGAGCAGAAGCAGAGGCTGAACCCGAAGCACCTACAGGAGGAGCATCACCAACACCTCAACAAGGTGGAGCACCGGTAACACCACCA